CCGCCGCTGCTACGGTAACGACGTTAGTAACAAGTGGGATTGTGTCTGTAGATGACACCACAACATCCACGTCAGGCACGACCGGCAGCATTCACACAGACGGAGGGCTGGGTGTAGCAGGCACGGCGTTTTTAGCGGGCGTCACTACACATGGTGACGATGTAGTTTCTGACACAGACTCTACAGATGATCTTGGTACAACAGGTGTTCGCTGGGCAAATTTATTTGTAGATGCTATTACTGCAACTGACCAAATCACGGCAACAGGATTTACTGGCACGTTAGATGGTATTTTAGGAAGTGGAGCAGCAGCTGCTGCAACTGTAACTACTCTTAATACCAGCGGGGCTGTTAACTTAAACCTTACCACTGACTCAACTAGTTCAACTTCAGGCGCCCTTATCATTGACGGTGGTGTTGGTGTAGCTAAAAAGTTATTTGTTGGTACAGACTTTGATGTCTCTGGTAACTCTGTCATTGACGGTACTGCACTTGTAACAGGTGTAGCTACGTTTGGTGACGATGTAGTTTCAGACACAGACTCTACAGATGATCTTGGTACAACAGGTGTTCGCTGGGCAAATTTATTTGTAGATGCCATCACAGCAACTGACCAGATTACCGCAACAGGATTTACAGGAACACTAGACGGTATTCTTGGAAGTGGAACAGCAGCTGCTGCAACCACTACTACTCTTGCTTCTACTACCATTACTGCCAGTGGGATTATCAAAACTGATGATACAACCGCTGCAACCTCAACAACTGATGGTTCTTTGCAGACTGATGGAGGATTATCGGTAGTTTTAGATGCGGTCATTGGTGATGACTTGTTTCTGTTAAGTGATGCAGCTGCTATTAAATTAGGTGCTAATTCAGAAGTCAGTTTAAATCACATGCACAATACTGGGATACATTTAATCGGAACAACAGCAACTAACTCTTACACCGAATTTAAGATGACCGATGGCAATGCTGGTTATTCTTTGCAGGTTAGGTCAGACGCAGCGGTGTCAATACCTACAGGTTCATTCGTTCTAAATGATCTTGATACTAGCAGCTTTCCTATTGTAGTTGCAGAAGGTTGCCCAACTGCCACTTTGGCTTTAAATGGTACAGGTATTACTGTTGGTAATGTAGGGCAGTACGCTGCTACATCAGGTGCGGCTTTGACAGTAAGGCGTTCTGGTTCTAATTTACGAATTGGTCATTTTGAAAACACACGAAACTCAAACGGTGATGAAATTTTAAGAACGACTATTGGTAGCAACTGTCACAACACAACCTCGTTTGCCTTTATTCATACAACCAGTGGTGTTGGAGATACGTTTGTAATTTTTGGAAACGGCAATGTTGTTAATCAATCTAACTCTTATGGTCAAGGTTCGGATATAAAAATAAAACAAAATATTACAGATGCAACATCTAAATTAGATGATCTGTGTAATGTGCGTATTCGTAATTTTGAAATGATAGCTGATCCAACACTTAAACAAATTGGTGTAGTTGCTCAAGAATTAGAACCTATATTTCCAAATATGATTTTTGAAAGTTCAGACAGAGATGAAAACGATCAACCAACAGGAACAACTACTAAAAATGTAAAATACTCTGTTTTTGTGCCAATGTTAATTAAAGGATTACAAGAACTTAGAGCAAAAAATGATGTGCTAGAGGATAGAATAGAAATACTTGAAGCTGCAATAGGAATGACTGTTGAGGGACAATTGTTAGATGGAACAAATGGTTCGTCTGCAAATGCTGGTGGTAAAGTAACACTAGGATAAAGAGTGCAACCCTCAAACCTTATAAATATGTAGAAAAGGGAAAGAGTATGGCCGCACCATCAACAAAAGCTACATTAAAAACGTACTGCCTTAGAGCTTTAGGGTTTGGTGTTATTGACATCAATGTTTCAGATGACCAAGTAGATGATCGTCTAGACGAAGCACTCCAATATTTCGCACAATATCATTATGATGGTATTGAGAAAATGTATCTTAAACATTTAATTACCGCAGCTGATGTTGCTCGAGCAAGAGGAAACTCAGACACTACTGCGACAGATGTAGTAGATGCCAGTGTCACTTCAACTTGGAGTGAAGGAAACAATTGGATTCCTGTTCCAAACTCTGTTGTATCTATTACGAGAGTATTTCCATTTACTGACACAGGTGGTGGTAGTAATATGTTTGATATTCGTTATCAATTACGATTAAATGACCTGTTTGATTTTTCTTCAACTTCTGTTATTCAATACGAATTGACAATGCAGAATTTAGATTTTCTAGAACACATTCTTGTAGGCGAAACCCCTATCCGTTTTAATCAACATCAGAATCGTCTTTATGTTGATATGGATTGGGAAAATGATGTAACTGCTGATGTAGACTTTATGGTTATTGAATGTTATCGACAACTTGACCCAACAGCATTCACAGACATCTTTGATGACATTTATTTAAAAAGATACGCAACCGCACTTATCAAAAGACAGTGGGGTGCAAACTTATCTAAGTTCTCAGGTGTTGCAATGTTGGGTGGTGTTACTATGAATGGTGAAACTATATTCAGCCAAGCAACAGAAGAACTGGAAAAATTAGAAGAACAGATTCAATTAGCATTTGAATTACCAATCAACTATATGATAGGATAACTAATGGCTGTTAATTCTTTTTTTCATACAAGCAATGTCGCCGCAATAGCAACAGAACAATCTCTTTATAGTAATCTTATAAAAGAAGCAATACAGATTTATGGGCATGATGTTTATTATCTTGACCGTACATTAGTTGCAGAAGATACTATAATGGGGGAAGATTCTCTTTCTAAGTTTACACAACAACACCCTATAGAAATGTACATTGAAGATTCAGAGGGTGGGTTTGCTGGTGAAAAAGAAATAATGAGTCAGTTTGGTTTAGAAAATTTAAGCGAAGTTACTTTCGTTGTTAACAAAATAAGATTTCAAGAACTAGACAGACAGATGCAAATAGAAACCGAAACAGATACAACTGGCGGTTCTATATTATTAGAAGAAGCAACAATAGATCAGTCAGACGATTCAACTACTCTGTCAACTGCATCAGGCGATTCTAATTTTTACATTATACAAGACACATCTGCGACAGATGCAGATAGGCCAAACGAAGGTGATGTAGTATATCACCCTGTACTTGATAAGATGTTTCAAGTCAATTTTGTAGACCATGATGAGCCATTTTATCAACTGGACAACAATCCAGTTTATAAATTAAGATGTCGTCTGTATGATTATAGTTCAGAAATTATTGATACAGGTATTGCAGACATTGATGCGATTGAAGATGAATTAAGTGTTGACAGACTTCTGTTCCAATTTACTTTGGAGAAAACTATAGTTGGTGAATCATTAACTTCAGATAATAATTTTTATACAGTTGATAACACTGATGTTACTGCCGATAGTACTACAGTTAGTATAGACCCACCATCTTTTGGAGAGAGTATTATGCTTGAAAATTCATCAGATAGTGGCGACACAAATTACTTATTACAAGAAGATGTTAAATCTATGGGAGATTATTCATCAGATAAAACTGCACAAAATGAATTGTTTAGCGCACAAAGCGCAACAGTTTTGGATTTCAGTGAATCTAATCCATTTGGTGATCCTAAATGATTATAAATAGTATTAGGAGAACGTAATGGCAAATCAAACACTTGGATTAGGTAGCGCTGCAAATGATGGAACAGGAGATACCTTACGAGCAGCACTCGATAAAGTTAACGATAATTTTTCAGAGATTTATACACTAATAGGATCTGGTACTGCTCTTACCTCTGGTCTTAGTGCAACCGCATCAGTAGTAACACTTAGTTCAGCAGTCGGAACATTTACAACATTAACACCAGCTGCATCAGACGGTACTGCGTTAGGTAGTGCATCTTTAGAATTTTCAGATTTATTTCTTGCTGACGCAGCAGTTATTAATCTAGGTGCAGACCAAGATACAACATTAACTCACGTTGCTGACACAGGGATTCTTCTGAACAGCACTCGACAACTACAATTTGGTGATAGTGGAACATACATCCATCAAAGTGCAGACGGAGTTTTAGACTTAGTAGC